GCGTGGGGACCTGCATGCACCTCGGCCCCTACTCACAGTATTTCAAGCTGCTCAAGGATGACAACATCCTGAAGTGGCTGAACTATGGACCCATGGCGACGATCCTCAAGGGCGAGTACCTCATCGTCGGTGGCGTCCCGTTCTACCCGAGTGAGTGGCTGTTCACCACGGGGTACACGTCCGGCGGCGTCCACGATGGATCGGCCACGCGATCGATCGCACTCACCGTGCACACGCCGTCGTGGGCCGTCGGCACCTGGCTGCCCCTCTCCGTCAAGTTCTCCGATGTCATTGCCATGGAGTACGACCAGGTGACTTTCGTGGCCACCGAGTACGGGGACTTCGAGGACCTTCGACCCGTTGCCACGCAGCGGATCGTCGACAACATCGTCGACCTCAACCCGTGACCGAGCGATGAGAGACGACGCCGACGAACCTCTGGTTACCATGTGCGAGTGGTGCGGTGGACGCATCACGGATCCAGAGTTCGTCGGCGAGTCGGTGTGCTCGGCATGGTGCGCGCTGAAACAACTCGAGAGCGAAAGGCTGCACTCACGACATGAAACTTGAAATCCTTCCCGCTGGCGTGGGACTAAGCTGCCAACCGCACAAGACAGCGGGGCAAACTGGCGTGATCGAAGTCGATGACGCGACGGGCGATCGGCTGCTCGCGAAGTGGCCGAACGCGTTCGCGCGCGTCAAGGAACCGACCAAGACCTCCGGCAAAGAGGCGATGACGAAGTAGGATGCCGGCCCCGAACAACGCCGCATCGATGGCGCTCATCACAGCCGAGTACTTGGCTCAGCGAACGAAGATCAACGAGGCGGACGATCCTCCGGCGATCGCGGCGCTCATTGCTCTCGTCTCGCAAGCCGTGGAGCACTACTGCGGCCGTGAATTCCACTACGAGACGCGCACCGATCGCGTGGATGGACGCGGAACGCCGTACCTACATCTCCCGCACGGTCCGATCGATGCCGTGACCAGTGTGTCGAGCATCGACGCCGAAGGGGCCGCCACCATCCTGGATGCGACGAGCTACGTCATCGAGCCCGAGATGTCGACGCTCGTGCGCGTGGGTGGCGAATGGTCGTGCGGGACCCGCAACTACGAGGTCGTGCGCACGTGTGGCTACGCGACGAGCGCGACGAACCTCCCGCGCGATCTCCAGAACGCCGTGGCCAGCATCTGCAAGGTGGAGTGGCATCGGATGGGCTTGTCCACAGACCTCTATGACACGGTGACGAACGCGCGCGGGGAGTCCAAGACATCGACCCGCGACGAGAAGGCGTATGCCGGGTGGCCTCAATCGGCGCTCGATGTGCTCGATCAGTACAGGATCCTCCCGGAGGCGGCATAGGTGCCCAACACGCCCATTGCGCAGATCGCGCGCACGACGTTCCTGGACCGCCTGCGCACGGAGCTCGGGAGCGGCGCGGACCGCTACTGGTTCACGACGTCGGTCGAAGAGGGCGTGCCGCCCGAGGGCTGGGAGGCGCAGCTCGGGAACTCCGGGCGGCGCGTGTGGGTCGGTCGCTTCGACCCCGATGGAACAGAGCGTCCCTCGGTGGGCCTCGTGCGCCGAGAGGTCAAGGTCCACCTCATGGTCGGTGGGTGCGTCGCGGGGCTCGATTTCCGCGGCGATCTCGACAAGCTCGAACACGATCTTTTCGAGGCCCTGCGGGTCATCCCGCAAGAGAACTGGCCCGCGAACGTGACGCACCCTCGCGTCACGAACACGCAGCTCGCGGATGGAGACCTCGTGCCGCCGGGCCAGGCGTCGCACGGGTACGTCGTCCTCGATGTCGAGATGTCCTGCGTGGAGGACCGAACGCCGTGATCAGCTTCTCCTACGAGATCGACATTCGCGGTGCGAGCGTGTACATCCGCGACGAAGAGAAGCGCATCGATGGCAAGATCCGCGTGACGGTGAAGGATCTCGCGTTCAAGGCGTTCAGAATGGTCCGGCTCTTGTACAGAACGAGACTTAAGGTCAGGAGTGGGACTCTCTGGAAGGGCGTGACGATCGAGCGGACCGCGCACCGCTCAGGGGTCTTCATCGTTGGCGGCTACGAGGAGTGGACGGTGCGCTCAACGGCGCCCTACGCTGCAGCGCAAGAGGGTGGCGCGACGATCCGGCCGGTTCGCTTCGGTGTCCGATTCCTACGCGGGCGCACCGTGGGCTGGCAGCTGAAGTACGGGAGCAGTCGAGGCAAGCGTCTGTTCATCCCATCGCCGCGGATGCGCACGCGAGCGGGCGTGCTTCGCGCGGGTGGCCGCGATGCTTTCCTCGAGAGGCTGAGCCGTGGTCGCGCGTTCTCGACGTTCGTGCGCGGCAACGCGCTGCTGGCGTCCATTCGTCTAGGACCCGGACGCTACAAGGTGGAGTTCGTGGGGGCCGTGGTGCGGCGCGTGACGTTGCGCGGACGCGGTGTCGTCGAGACCGTTGCGCGGCACATCCTTTCCATCGCAGGGATCGAGGCCGAGCGCAAGCTCGCGGAGAGGTAGTTCAATGGCGCTCAAGAAAACCAATTTCGACTACTGGGATTATGGCACCGAGACCTCGTACCTCGCGACGCCTTCCGTGTTCACCTTGGCGATCCCCTTCGATGAGGGCTCTGACCGCATGGTCGAACGCGCGCGCGACGAGCACCGGCGCGTCCTCCACGGGATCGGTCACGGCCCCATGCTGAAGACCCAGCAACTCGGCGAGGGCGGGATTGGTCCCCAGAAGTTCGACTTCGACCAGATGGCGCAGCTTCTCTACGGGATCTTCGGTGACTTCGACTCGGCTGCGGAGGGGACGACGGGGCTCACGGAGTACTACTACTTCGCGGCCCCCGAGCCGAACTCCGGGCATGTGCGCTGCCACCGTGGCGGGACGCTCTGGACGTACAAGGGCTACGTCATGGAATCGTTCCGCATCGAGTTCCCCGCGGATGACGAGTGGGCGACCTTCTCCTTCGACGGGCACTCCCGCTTTCCCGAGCTCGCGACGGGATCCACGGCATTGCCGCAACCTCCGCAGTTCCTAGGGCTGCACAGCGGGATGGTCACGGCGGTGGTCATCTGCGGCGTGACATTCACGTCGATCTTTCACTCCGCGACGATCGAGTTCCTTCGGCCCCTGATGACCAATCGATGGGGCAGCGGGGGGCGGCTCAAGAGCGTGCCGAACGATCACTTCGCGATCCGCGGGACGGTCACGTGCCTCTGGGACGACCCAGTGTATACCGGCGGTGCGTCCGGGACGGGCGCGCTCGAGAAGTGGCGGTCACTCGGAGGGTCCGCGGCGATCGGGGAGACGCGCATCGATTTCCACAACGGGATCACCTCGCCGGCGCTCGATGAGCGATCCGGGCGCATCCTCTGTCCGTCGACGAACATCACGTCCGTGGAGTTCGAGCGCGCCAACTCCGGGGTGATTCCGGTCACGATCGGCTGGGAGGCGTCGAACGGGACGATCGTGGCGAACGGGCTCGGCGCGCAGTCGGGCGGCACGCACGTGGAGTACGTGAACACGCCGGGTGGCGTGCGCCTCACGCTCGCCACGCAAAGCTAGGAGCATCTCATGCGGGACCCCAAGAAGGTGACGGTCGGTGCACGCGAGTGGACCGTCTACGCGCTCAACCGGTTCGACGTCGATCCGCAGTTCTCTCCGCTGATTCTCTTCGCCTCTCTCTCTCTCCAGGCGGCGATCAAGCCGGAGATCGCAGAGGACGACCAATTCCGAGAGTACAAGCTGGCGTCACAGCCGCGGAAGAAACAGGCCGCCGATACGGCGATGGACATCGCGGAGTCGATCGACGCGCAGCGCGCTCTCCTCATGGCAGGGGTCGGCGAACTACGTGACGGCATCGTGGACTTGGCGTCTCTGGATGAGACGGAGATCGATGCGCTCATGGCGGCGGTCCTGACCCACACGTGGGGCGGGACCATGCAGGCCGCCGAGGAGTTGGCCGCCGCGGCCGCTCGATTTCGCGAGCGGTCCTCTGTTCCGCTCGACGATGTCGCACTGCCGACGGACGGGGCGTCGCCCATCGGATCTCCTGTGCCCGGCGGCGAGCCCGTGGATGCGTGACGACGTGGATCTGTTCCTCGAGATGAGCGCGGAGCGCGCATCGAACGAGGCGAGGAAGCAACTGAAGATGCTGTTCCCGACGATCGACCTGGAGTTCTGAGGTGGCAAAAGATCCAGAGATCCGGATCAAGGGACGCAACGAGACGCAGAAGGCGTTCCGCGAGGTCAGCCAGTCGATGCAAGCGATGGCTGGACAGCAGGGGCTTGGGCAACTCGGACGCGCCTTTGGAACGCTTGGACAGTCGGCGAAGCTCAGTGCAGCGGGACTCGGTGGCGTCGGCGTCGCAGCGGCCGCTCTCTTCGGTGCCATGACAACGCTTCGCGCATCGATTGGTGCGAACGCGCAGGAGTTTCAGACGCTCGTCGACCATGCGAAATCACTTGGAATCGTCGTCTCCGGAGACGCCGTGAAGGCCGTCACCGGCTACCAAACCGCGATCGACCGGCTCACGACATCGATCAAGGTCCACATCGCGGAGGCGGCGGCTCCCTATCTGGCCGTCCTCGAGGCTATGGTCGCACAGGGCAAGCTCATCCCAAATCTCCAGCATCTCTTCGGTGGCGCAGCGGGGCCGAGTGTGAACCCAGTATGGGCCGCAGGGCTCGCCGATCGGATGCAGTTCGTCGGTCCGACGATCGATCCAGCCGAGCTCGCCGATCGACGGATCACTGGGCGCGTGAGTGAGGAGAGACGAAGGGCAGAGTTCGACGAGTGGAGCAGGCTGAACGACCTCCGTCGCTCGTTGGCTGCTCCTGGAACGAGTATGTCACCGATCAGCGACCTCTTTCTGCCCGGCCAAGAAGTCCCGCGGTCACTCCGACGCTCCGGCGGCGGGCCGCGCGGGATGCAATTCCCGATAGAGGGCTTCGTCGGGCCGACGATCGACCCGAGCGATTTGGCCAAACGCGGCCTTGAGGGCGTGACGAAGCAGACGCGCGAGGCGCAGGTAGCCGCCCAGCTCGCGACGCAGGCGTTCGGGGATCTCTTCGCGTCCATCCGGGACGGGGCATTCGACTCCGAGGACGCCATGCAGCTCCTGTTCGGGATCTTCGAGACCGGAATCAGCGAGCTCGTGTCAGGCGGTGTGACCTCGCTCTTCGGCCTCGGTCGCAGCGCAGCACCAGCGACGCGCACGGGGGTCCACCAGCGCGCGCTCCGCCGCGCTGCGCTCTCGGGGGTGAGGTGATGGCCGAGGAACTGCGTATCCTCTTCGACTCCGCGATCTTCTCGCGCCCGCTGACGTCCATGGACGTCCCGGTCTCCACGGCCACGGCGTCAGCGGGCTACGAGGTGACGCGCGCGTTCGACGGCACCAGGGCATCCCAATGGGTGGTCCCATCCCCTGGCTCGACCGTCGAGTGCCGGTTCGGGGGCGGCGCCGCGCGCACGCTCGGCGGCAACGGTGGAGGCGGTCTCTATCTCGGCGTGGGGGTTGCCAATCACAACCTCCATTCGTGCGGACTCGACTCGATCACCGTAGCGACCTCGGCGAGCGGGACCGGCGGCGCCTACGCGGACCTCGTGACACTGCCGGCAATCGGGAGCGACAACGACCACGTCTACCAGATCGCCAGCGCGCCGAACGTTCGCAGCTATCGACTGACCTTCAACTTCGGGTCGGATCCTGGGATCGCGATGCGCATCGGACACATCCAGGTCGGGTCACTCTACGCGTTCACGGGGGCCTCGGGCCACCCCGAGCCGCAGGAGATCCCGTTCGACTCCTCGCTGATCGAGCTCTCGTCCTCGCACGACCTGGCAAGCGGCGGCCGGCTGACGATCGCGCGCCCGAACGTCTACGAGATAATGACCTTTTCGTGGGCCACGGCCTCGGAGACCACCCGCGCTGCCCTGCGATCGATCGTCGTCGCCTCGCGGATGGGGCTCTACCCGATCATGGTGCACACGCACCGGCACACGGGCGGAGACGCGTGGACGGATGCCGGGGGCAGCCCAGACGTCGAGCACGGCGGGGCCTACATTGGCGCCATCGAGGCGAACGAGCTGCGCGAGTCCCTGCGGGAATCGCGGGTGGAGACCGCGCTGGCCTTACGTCGTGAGAGGAGCGTGTTCGTCCAATGACCGCCACGTGGACCGACATGGCGACGCGGCGCACCTACCAGCCAGTGTACATCGTGGACATCGTGGGGCTCTCGCTGTCCGACGCTCCCATCGATCTCGGGACCTTGCAGCCGATCCCGATCATTTCGGCGATCACGGATCTCGAGTACGGGAACGACGCTGTGTTACCCGCCACCGTGCCATCCTCCTCGATCACGATCGCGATCGATCGTCGCGCGCTGGCCCCGATCCCTGAGTACCCGGCCGACATCTTCACGCGACTCCAGACGACTCCGCTACTCGGGCAGCCCGTAAGCGTCTACCTCGCTCACGTCGACATGGCCAACACGTACAGCTCTGGATATGTTGGGCCTCGGCTGATCTTCAAGGGCACGGTCGACAGCGTGGACTCGGTGACCGAGGACCTCGTCGTGATCTACTGCCGCAACGACGTGGTGCTTGACGAGCTTGCAGCGCGGCGTGCGCGTGCGATCTTCCCAGATCTACCGGATGTTTCGCAGGACGCGATCATCCCGCTCATCGCGGGTCGCACGGGCTGGGACCGCGAGTACATGAACGAGCGTTTCGGTGCCTTCACGAGCGGGGACGGCGAGTCATGGCGGCTCGCGTTCTCGCGGTACGCGACGCCCGCGCCGATCGTCTACTACGGGAGCGATGATCTCGGCGGGAAGGTGTGTGCGAGCACCGGAGAGATCACCTCGACGGCGGTGAACGAGCAAGGACTGTTCGCCAAATTCGACGAGCAACGACAGGCGTTTCGCCTGCACATCGAGCCGACAGATTTCTACGACGACGCCGTCATTGCCCCTACGGACATCCGAGGATCATTCGGTGTCGACCTTGGGGACCCGTCCTACTGGTGCCTCGCCTACTGCTTCAACGCTCCACTATCGGTGACGCAAGCCGACGGGTGGACCTCGCCGGAGAATGCGTTCACTGACGACCTCGAGAAATACGCGGAGTACACGGGCGGGACCGTCGAGCAGCTGCGAGGCGGAGGTGCGGGCTTCATCGAGTTGCCAGTGGGCACGGGGTCCGTGATCTCACCCGCGGACGACGGGGACCACCGTGTGTGTGCCGTCATCGAGCTCTCCCACGCACACACCGTGCGCATCGGGATCGGGGACGCCTACAACTTCGACTTCTCGCTGTCTGCTGGGTTCCATCTCGTGACCACGGCGGCGTTCACGAGTACGGAGGCCGCGTGGATCACGGGGTCCTACGGGGACAGCTCTGGTGAGTACATCAACATCAGCGTGCAGAACCCGACGGCAGGGCACTCGATCAAGGTCAGGTATTTCGGGCTCTCGTATATGGCGGCCGTGAAGGCGAATCATCTCTTCACCCGCAACGCGTGGTCTGAGAGTGGATCCGCGGCGGACGACCGGTGGCACGAGCCGGCGAAATTCTTCTACTCTGGGTTGGGCGGCGAGAGCACGGAGACGACGCCGAACGACAGCGCGATCCGCGAGTTCATCATCCAGGGATCTCGCTTCTCGGTGACTCCATTTGTCGCCGGCGACATGACGACGGGTTCCAGCACGCTCGGGTCGTTCGATGACCTCGAGAGCGACCTCGAGGGGGCCGTGAGCCGGTACCCCATCTGCGTGGTCTCGACGCAAGAGGGGGAGACGCTGCGCGGGGCGCTCGAGCGCACGTGCGGCGATCTCTTCATCTGGCTCCGGCGGTTTCCCGGTTGGGGTAGCTCGAAGATCGGGGCTGCCGTGCGCAAGGTGACGCCTGGCTCGACGGGCAGCGCGCGGCTCTACGCGCACATGGTGGAGACCGGCGCGATCCAGTTCGGGAGCACACCCGATGAGTTGGTTCGCAACGCGGTGTACGTGAATTTCGGCTACGACTACGTCACCGGCGCGTTCCGGGAGAAAGTGTGGATCGACGGCGCGGGATACGGGACGCAGCTCGCGGATCACTCGGAGGACACGACGCGCGAGGCCGAGGCGGATGCATCGCAGGCAATCTTCGGGCGCCGCGTGTTGACCATCGATGCCTACTCGATCAACTCTCCGGCCGTTGCCGAGGAGGTCCTGATCCGTACGTTCGACTCGCTGCGACACAACAAGGCACGCGTGACGATCCCTGTAACGTGGGACTTCTGGGCCGCGACGATGCCAGGGTATCTCTTCGACACGGACGCGGAGCTCGATACGGTGATGCCGCTCCCGATCCTCGCGGACACCGTGCAGAGCTGGAACAACACGCGATGGATGATCACGCGCGTGCGGCCTGCCTACTACGGGCTCGCGGAGATCGAGGCCATCCAGGCGCATCCAGTGGGAGCGTTGCCATGATGCACAGGCTAGGCCGTGGGCTCGTAGAGTCCGCGCGGGGCAGAGATGACACGCGCGGAGCCCACGGCCGTCTACGGGGGGTGGCCTATGGGCTGATCAGCATGATCGCGTCCGGCATTGTTGGCACCGCATTGGGGGAGCCCGCGAGTGTATCGCTGGGGCGGTCGCGCCCGCATGACGCCCCGCCACACTCCGGGCTGACCCTTTTCGTCGCCCAGGACTCCTGCCGGTACCGTGTGCGCGTGTTCGCCACGGACATACCGTTCGGGCTCGGACCCTTCGTGTTCTGGCGTTTCGATCGACAGCTCGGGGCCGATGTCGACTCCGTCGCCTGTCCGGGTGATACCGTGCGGACGGCAGACCTCGGCCCCAATCACAAATACACGTGGGCATGGTGGACGCCATGCGAGGCCGAGGAGCCGACAGGCGAGACCTACTACGTCACGGGGGAGATCAACGTACCATGAACGATCCGATCCAGATCGTCGGCGTCTCGAAGATGATCACGCTCGGCTGCCGCGTGAAAGACAAGATCACCGGAATCGAAGGCACCGTCACGCAGAGGATCGAGGACATCAACGGCGGCACGAGCTACACAATCGAGCTTGGCAATTCCGATCAGCGTCACTGGACGATGCTGCACGAGGACCGACTGGAGCCATACACTCCATGATCCGACGTGGGACGATACTCCTCACTCTCATCGCGAGCGCGGCGGCCGCGCAGCCCTACCCCGCGAGCACCGCCATCGAGAGCGTGAGCTACAACTGGGGCTCCGCTGGGAGCTCGGCGTCGGGCTCCGACAACTGGCCTGCCACGTGGGCTAGCAACGGGCACCAATACCTCGCGTGGGGTGACGGCGGCGGGTTCGGGGGCAGCGGGAGCGCCGGCCGCGTCGAGCTCGGGATCGCGCGGATCGAGGGGCCGTACGATTCATGGACGGGCCACAACGTGTGGGGGCTCCAGGGTGCAGGGCAGCCGTGGGACTCCGAGCACCCCGCGACTTTCGGCGGCAAGTGTTACGGCATCCTCTCCTCGGCATCGGTCTTGTGGGGTCTCTGGATCCCTGGTAGCGGGGCAGCGAATTGGGATAGCGTGCGCGTCATGTCCTCGACGGACTTCTCGGCGACATGGACGCTCGGGGCGACGATCGCGCGCGAGGCGGACGGTGTTGGGATCCCGACGTTTCTCAACTTCGGGCAGGACTACGCGGGCGCGCGCGACAACTACGTCTATGCCTACTGGGTCGGGATCGTCTCGGCGAGTGCTCTCCAGGTGCAGACGCCGGGGAGGATCTACCTCTCGCGCGTTCCGCGTGGGTCGATCGCGACCCCGTCAGCGTGGGAATGGTACACGGGGGCCGCAGGGGGAACGAGCGGGACCCCGACATGGGGCGCGATCGGCGCCAAGACCGCGGTATTCCAGGACCTGACGAACGGCGTGGGATGGTGCCTCTCTGTCTCGTACCTCGATGGTCCGCGACGCTACATCCTGATGACGGAGAACACGCTCTCGAGCACTGGCCGCGTCGGGATGTTCGATTCGCCGCAGCCGTGGGGGCCGTGGACAACCGTGGAGTACTACACCGTCGCGGCCGCTGATCCAGGGGGCTGGCACGATGGGCACCAGGCGAACAACGTGTTCCTCCGCGGCCTGCCCTCGAAGTGGAATGACGAGGACGACACGAACCAGGGGTTCGTCATGGTCTACACGGGGACGGGAGGATCGGATCGATTCCTTCACGTGTCGGGGACCTTCGTGTTCGGGGCAGAAGAACCTCCGGGAGGTGGCGGGTGCGGATGTCCGTGACGTGGTCTCGGTGGGTTCTAGTTGCCGCTGCATCAGTGATCGGGATCGGTGCGCTGTTCCTCGAGCTCGAGCCCGAGCGGATCGACGGCGCGGTCTACGTCGACGACGTGAGCCACGCGGACAGCGCGGATGTAGCCGTGCACGCAATCCTCGCCGACTCCGCGCTCGCGGCGCCAGGCGGTGGAGGGATCGCCGATGGGTCCATCGTATACGACGACTTCGGATCGACGCTGAAGACGACGCTCCGCAACACCCGCCCCGATACGCTGCGAGGACCGATCGTCTTCGCGCGCGGAACGAGCGGTCTAACTGCGGGTGTCGGCGAAGGGTTCTCATCCGGAGCCGGAGGCGGGTACACGCTCTCGGAGACGTTGGATTCGACGATCTCCACATCCGTCATCTTTCCGTTCTCGGTTGGATCTGGACGTACGACCGTGCGGATCACGCTCGTGATGACGTGCGCGACCGCTGCGACATCGGGGCAGGAGTGGGATCTCGAGGTTGGCGGCGGCGGTTGCAACCCATCGGAATCGTGGTTCGTCGTCACGACACAAACGCGGTCATTCGTGCAATCGCCGACGTCCCAATACTTCCCGACGGTCTTGCAGTACACATTCTCGACGAGCGCGTTGGGCGTCTCGTCTACGGCGATCGGCATGAACGTCTACGCCAAGCGATACGGGACGACAGCAACGGGCGGGACTGGAAACAATGGCGACGACGCACCTGGTGTCACGATCATACTCGGGCAGGGGTACTATGAGATTTGGTAAGGCGCTTCTCGCGATCCTCATCGCGGCGCCCGCGTGGGCGACGAGCTACCACGTCACGACGACTGGCTCTACCGGAGGCACCGGAACGCAGGCCAGCGCATGGACGATCGCGAAGGCGCTGGGCTCCACGGGCGCGAACGGGACCGATACCGTCTACGTGCACGCCGGAATCTACACGGGCACGCGCGTACCGGGCGGGACGCAGGCGAGCCTCGATATCCACGGCGACCTCGGAGGGACGGAGGCGCAGCCGACGCTCATCGTCGGCGTTGCCGACGCAGACTCTTCGCGCGTCATCTTCGACGGCGGGAACGGCACGAACTCGGCGTTTCAGTGGTTCTCGACCGCCGCGCCGTGGATCGAGTTCCGAAACATCGAGTTCCGAAACTACCGAGGGTCCGTGTGCTGCACGGGCGCGCTCTTCCGAGCACGGCCAGGATCCAGCGTCGGGTCATGCAGGGGCCTGAAGCTGAGCAAGATCAGCCTCTACCAGACGGCCGCCATCGACAGCGTCATGCCGCTCATCATCGTCGACAACCTCTTCGCCGATACCACCACCGTGGTTGCGAACCGCGTCATCGTCGAGGACTGCGCCGTGACCAATCCAGGTTCACTACAGGCCGCGATCATCTTCGACCAGTCGGACAGCTCGGTCGTGCGCAACAACAGCGTCATCCGTAGCATCGCCGGGAAGACTCCACAGAACCAGCTCTACGGCATCCTCGTATCCGAGGGCCGCGACATGCTGGTGGAGGGCAACGTGGTTCGTGGCTGCAACTCTGGTATCGATGCGACGGCCACGAAACGGATCATCATCCGCGGAAACGACGTGCAGGACTCACAGGATGACGGCATCGGGGTGCGAGAGAACTCGCCGTGGTCGATCATGGAGGGCAACTACATCGCCAACATGGGACTCGGGGCGAGCGGCGGATCTGGGATGTATACGGAGAGCGCGGACTTGACCGTGCGCGGCAACACCGCTTACAACTGCTTTCAGTCATCCCTCTGGATGAAGACGGTCTTGGGCGGAGGAACACAGAGGCCGCGCGTGTACAACAATCTGTTCATTCATGATGGTGACTCGCGAACCCCGATCGACGGGCAGGCCGGTGGGTCGACGATTGCCGGCGCCTACATCGACCACAACGTCTATTGGTGCACGGGGCAGACCGTGCAATTCGATGCCGGCGAGATGACGGGCGGCGCCGACGACAAGACGTTCGCCCAGTGGCAGGCGCTCGGGTTCGACGCGCACGGGATCGCTGACGTCTGGCCCGGTATCATCGACACGACGGCCGATGAGGCGGTCCCGAGCTCTCGGTCGGTTGCGCGCCACGCGGGCGCCTGGGGCGGGACGATCGGGGCGAGGCCCTGCGGCGACTGCACGCCGTGGACGCTCACGGCATCGGGCATCGACTCCGTACGCTTCGAGATCCGCGACAATCACGGTCAGTTGAGGCAGACGTTCAACTCGTCGGCGCTCTGGCGCGATGGGGATCTCTGGCTCGCCGACACCGATCTCGACTCCACGCGCGCCGCGGCAGGGACCTGGCGCGGGACCTGGCGCGTCTACGACGGCGGCGAGGTCACGGACCTCCACGACGCTGTGACGGTCCCCGAACGCAGGAGGACGATCTACCGATGACACGTAGCGACAAGCGCAATCTCGACGCGGCAGTGTGGACGACGGTCTGCTGCGCCCTCGCCGCCGCGATCCTGCTCGTATGCGCCTGCTGTGCCCCGGCCCGCGCCGTGCAGCTCCCGCCAGCGCCGGATCTCGACATCGACGACGTCACGACGTCACGGCCTCGGATATACCTCAATGCATCGGAGCTCCCGGTCGCCCGCGCGCGCTGCGGGATCACGCCAGCGGACACCGTAGGCAACGCTCGCGCTCGGCTATCATGGGACACACTAGATGGTGAGTGGCACGCGCTGCTTGCCGAGGTGCTCGCGTACCCGGACGACCCACGCCACGAGGACATACTCTACACGTGGTCCGGTGGCCCACTGTGCGGCACCAACCCTTGGTGGCGATGCTGGACCGACAGCCCCAATAACTGGCGTTCGTCGTGTGATCCACTCATGCGTCTGGCCACCGCGTACCGCATGGTCGAGGGTGTGCCCGATAGCCTCGCCCTGCGGAACGTGCTCTACGAGAAATGTAAGTCGTGGGCACTCGAGTTCGCGAACCAGGCGACGCTGCTCGCCCAGGAGAACGGACTTCCGACGCCGTCGTTTGTCCTGTGGGAGTCTGACGACGCCGCGAACAACGCGGACGAAGAGCTCAACACGCGCGGCCTCTGTGTCTTCTATGACTACACGCGCGATGCTTTCCGAGCGGAGGGCGGTGCCGCGAACGCGGCAGCCAAGGCCCTCGCGAGCGCGATCTTGCAGAACCTCGACAAGTCGCGGGCGTACACGCTGAGGGCGCGAAACACCAAGATCATCAGCCAGGTCATGGATGCCGCCACGGCGTCGGTGTGGTGCGAGTGGCTTACGCTCGCGCACGCGGACGACGACCTCCAAGGGATGCCCCTCCTGCGCGGCGGGGTGTATGACGAGGCTGCGTTCGATCAGCTGTTCTACACCTATTGGCGTGATCTCCTGTGGCCGCACCAGCTCGTCCTCAACATCGCACTCAACGGGTCAACAGGGAACGGGTACATCGCGGACGGGTTCTACGAACAGACATGGGGCCTGCTTCCGACCGAAACGGCGATCACGAACCCGGCGCTACGATGGTCGGCGATCCTCCCGGAGTGGTGGCAGAATACGTTGTCGTGGCCCGTATACGGGACGGACTCTGCTGGGCGTACGCTGCCGGTGCTCTATCGTGATGATCGACCGTACAACGGTGCGGTGCGTGACGAATGGGTTAAGACCTGCCGCGCGATGGCCTCGACCGAGGCTCGCCGCGACCCGAGCAACCCCCAATGGAAAGCGATCCTCCACCAGCTCGATGCGCTCGTAGCGCTCAACGGGCAAACGAATGACTACATCGAGATCGACCTGTTAATGAACGATACGTCGATCCAGCGCGTGGCGCCGACTGGTGTGCTCCCAAAGGCGAAGGTCTTCGGGCACGTCGGGACGGTCCCAGGAGAGGCCGCGAAGTGCATCGTCTGGCGTAGTGACTGGACGCGATCGCTCACACATGAGTCATGCGTGTGGGGCAAGATCGACCTCGGCGCCGGCGGTGGGAACCACGATAGCGGAAACAACGGGGGCGGCTTCGGCGGCCTCTCTCTCAAGCGCGGGCCGAAGCTCATGACTCTGCGTGGCGGTCACGAATACGTCACAGAAGCGGGGTATCACAGCAGCGGCCAGAACAGCCATGCATGGCAGAATGTGACCACAATCCGTTGGTCCGACGACCCGAGGAACTCGACTGATCCGACGAGTGTGGGCGGCATGGCAGCGAACGAGGGAGCTCCTGTGTACTTCGATCGCTCCGGCAGCGCGGACAGCCTCGCGTTCAACCGCCCGGAGGACTACTACCGCCCGCAAGCGCGCTGGGTGCGTCCGGTGCGATGGGAATACTTCGCGCACGGCGGGTTCTATGCGTTGATCGTCGCGGACGAGGCCTACCCGAACCTCCGACACACGGACATGGCGGGCACGCCATTCTGGTCGTACGGCGTCGTGGACTCAGTTCGCAAGGAGGTCTTTGGTCTCGGCACGTCAACGACCATCGTGCACGAGCGGACGTGGTACAGAGCGGGTAACCCCGGTACGACCCTCACGCGATCGTGGTACAGGCTGCCAGTAGAGTACGCGCCAGTGTTGCGCAACGGCGCATGGACCGGTGGCGTCGCGGAGAACGGGTTCGGCGGGACTCCTGGGCGCACGTCTACGAGCGCGACGCGGATCAGCTGGACGAAACCCGTCGCGGCGACACCAGCGATGACGGGAACGCTCTACGTCCTCGGCGGGACCGCAGAGCGCATTGGCATGCACGGCGGCAAATCCTCAGACGGGCTGTCATTCCGCGGCTATCACTGGGACGACTGCCCCACTCCATCGAGTGGCCTCTCCATCGACTCCGGCCCCCACTCGTACGAGCATCTGTTCCCTCTTTCGGCAGTCAACGCGCGAGAATGTTGCAGCCAATCGGGAGGCTCGCCATCGAGCGAATGCACGAGTTCCGATCGTGGCGATGGCTACCCGCAGAACGCACAGCGATACTTGGCGTCGATCGGGAGCGCGGACAACGAGGGCTACGTCTGCCGCTACGCCATCCACATGGCCGACGACACCACACCCGGCAACGTCTCGGATTTCTTCTACGCGATCGATCTTGCCGACTCGACCGCGAGCGCGACCTCGCTCCTCGAGATCACGGCTCCGACATCGACACTCGCGGGTACGATCGCTGCCTACGTCGCCGCGCCAGACACCGCGCGGTTCGTCGTGACGAGCGCGACCATGGCTCGCATCGACTCGATCCGAGTCAACCAGGATTGGACAGGTCCGGCTCGGTTCATCGTCGGCATGTTGCAGCCAGGGACGTACCACGTCGGGAAGAACGGCGTCGATCAAGGCACCGTCACCGCAGACGCCGACGGAGCCGTGACGTTCACCACGAGTTCGGCGTCCCCAACGACGATCACGCTCGGTGGGCATGCTGCCCCACCAGCGGGGGACACCACCCCGCCATCGCAGCCTGAGTTCGAGATTTGTCCGACTCCGACTACCGATACGCCTACCACCACCGCGGTGACGATGCGCTCGACGCTCTCCGTCGACGATCTCACCCCGCCCGTGCAGTACCAGTTTGTGGCGACACTGATGGGGGCAGGACAGGACTCGAGTCCGTGGCAGAGCTCGCGCGACTACACGGACACCGGAATTGCCTTCTCGACGGCCTGCCGGTACTACGTGCACGCGCGCGACGCGCTCGGCAACACGACGGGCGAGAGTGAGCATGGGTGCGTGACGACCCCAGCCGGCGACGGCGACCCGCCAGCCCCGGCACCCAACTTCGTGTTCGGCCCTGGCCTCGTCGATGATACGACCATCTCCATGGTCTGGAGCTCGAGCGTGGACGCCACGCCTCCGGTCACCTACTACGTCGAGGAGATGACGAACAGCCCCGGAGCGGACGACAGCGGGTGGACGACAAGCACGACGTACACTGACGAAGGTCTGGCCGCTGGCGACACACTCTGCTACCGCGTGCTGGCGCAGGACGCTCTCGGCAATCAAACCGCATGGTCGGACAGCCAGTGCGTTATCACTCCGCCGCCGGATCCCGGCGATACGGAGCCCCCGCACCCGGACCCCGGTTTCCTCGCTGGACCTGTGGCGCTCGACCACGCCACCGTCCGCATGATCTCCGATCTGGCGATCGATGACGACTCGCCGCCCGTGTATTACCAGTTCGTCGAGCTCACGGGCAACGAGGGCGGGACGACGTCCGGCTGGCAGACGTCGCGACTCTACGACGACACGGGGCTCCAGCCGAACACGCTCTACCGCTACACGGTGCAGGCGAGGGACTCCGCAGTACCGCCTCGCTACACGGCCGTGAGCGCGCCGGCGAGCGTGACGACGCCGGACGTCCCACTCGCGGCATCCTCGCCGATCCTCGACTACGTGTTCTCCGCGTGCTACGCGGAGCGACCCGACAGCGCGCGCCTCGTCGTCTACGACCCCACTGGCGCAGCCGCCGCGACCTACGACGATGCAGACCTCACCTTGTCCGGCAACTGCTATCTCCGATCGTTCCCCGCGGACTCGACGCAGATTGGCCAATGGCGTGGCGAGTTCACGCTCTACTACGACGGCGGGGCTGACAGTGTGCGGGCCGAGGACTCGTACATCTTGCCACCCACGCCGCTGTGGCCGACCGGGCAGGACTCGCTCCTCGCGGTGCTTGAACGCGCGGACCTCACGTTCACGAGCACAGTCTTGGACTCGGCGTACTCATACGTCATCCGCACGCATTCGCATGTGCTCGATGCGCTCGGGATCCTCGGGGACAACGCCGCAGCCGTCGCGGTCGTCGACAGCGTGCTCCGCCAGGAGATGGTCAACGACCTCGCCTCGCTCATGCAGTACGTCACGGCGTACGGCGAGCCGTCGCTGCGTTGGGACCTCCTGCAAACGCAGCTACCGGTCGTCGGGGAGCTGACCAACACACTCGGCCACTACATCCGCACCACAAAGGCTGCGGTCGAGGCTGGGCCGGCCAACACGTGGGCGCATACGATCACATCGAGCCCAGCGGCGAGCGCTGGCGGCAAACTCTACTCCGCGCAGGCGAACGCGGCCGCGGCCGTCGCCGCGATCCCTGGTATCGACGAGGCGGTGGACGCGACGCTGACCGCGTCCCACGATGCTGGGTCCTGGGGCGGGAGCGTCGACCCGGAGGAGCTCGCGGATCTGATCGTAGACGCCCTGGGGCCGCTCCAAGTCGACGGCTCGGCGATCATCGACTCCGTCCTCATCGGCATGGTGCAGGGCCGTGACGTTGCCGGCCCCGGATCCGTGGCGGGTCACGGGACCGGCGACTACACCGGCGGCGCAGAACTCGGGGGCGGGCTGTACGTGCATGTGATCGATGTCAGGCACGTGCCGGGTCTCTCGGTGCTCCCGAACGCCCGCGTCACGATCCTCTCTGCGGACCTCCAGACGCGCTACGTCGACGCGCTGACCAACTCGGCGGGGATCGTCACGTGCCACCTCGACGCCGGGACGTATTGGGCTGTCGTCTCGCAGCCCGCACTCCACGACAGCGAGGCGGAGACCTTCGCGGTATCTGGGTCCGGCGGCGTGACAACGATCGAGCTCACGGGCCTCGCGATCCCGGCGCCCGGAGACCCGCTCGCCTGCTCGATCGCCGTGGATACGATGGACCTTTTCGGCGTCTCGGTGGACTCCATAGAGGTTGCCGTCACGTTCGAGGGTACCCGAGGGTTCACCTCGGGCGGTGCCATCATCTCCCCGAGCCCCGTGCGTGCCATCACCGGCATCGATCAGACGGGGCGCGCCGTGCTCCCTCTCATTCGCTCGAGCGAGATCACGGCACAGGATGACGTGACGACGTACACGTTTAGGTTCCGCGACCTCGCGCGATCGCGGCGAAACAACCCGTACCGATACGACGCCGTGGACTCGTTCGTCGTGCCGGACAGCACAACGGCCCGGTTCATCCACAACCTACCGGAGTGATCGCGAATGCGAGTTCTTTCGTTTCTCCGAGCGAATTGGCCGCTGATCATCGGGGCCTTCGGGATCCTCTCGACGTACTTCGACACCCGCCAGCGCATCGCGGCGCTCGAGACGAACCGCGAGTCGGTTGCCGCGCAGCTTGCGCGCACCGAGTCGAAGATCGACGCGCAGACGATCTTGATCAACGACAAATTCACCCGCATCTATCAGGAGGTCTCATGGATGCGCGCCAAGTTCGGATTGCCGCCGCCGCCGTGACGTTCGCGCTCGGCGCCATCACGGGACATCTCGCGACCACGAGAGTGGACGCGCAATCCGTGTGGGCACAGGAGTACGACGCGCACGGCGACGTCGTCCCACCGATCCCGATCGGAAACGAGGGCCGCGTGTGGTTCCGCACGATCGGCGGCAAGGAGTACGTCCAACGGTACGCGCAAATCAAGTTCATCGATCTCGACGGAGAGCTCTTTCGTCCCTGCATTCTCTCTGACGAGGTGGCCTCACTCGACGAGCTGTGGACGGAGCTGCGCGATCGTGAACGAGCCGCGCCCAAGAAAGGAGCGAAGAAGTGAATCTCGCTAAGTCGAAAACGGTGTGGGGAGGCGTGATCATCGCCCTCTCGGTGCTGTTCCAGCAGGTTGGGCCAGCCTTCCAGGTTGACCCGACAGACTGGGGCTCCATCTTCCTCGCGCTGGGTCAGTTCGTCGGCACGGTGCTCGGCGTGATCGGTGTCCGCAAGGCGATTCACGCGAGCGCGCCCACGGGCGGGCAGTGAATGCGCGCCTCGTGGCGGCGCTCGGCGCTCTCGCCGCACCCATCGCGCGCGCGGTGTTTCTGGCTTGGCGTGAATGCCAGGCCGAGCTCGCCGAGGCGGAGGCTGTCTCTGACGAGGACCGCGATCGAGCTCGCCGGCTGCGCGATGCTGTTCGCCGGCTGCGCGGGGCGGGTCCCGACGGTGGCGATCGACCCGACGATCCCCCATGAGGTGGCCGAGCGCGTCGAGGTGAAGGTATGGGCGCGACGCGCGGACGGGCGCATGCAGGCCGTGCGGATCTACCTGGACCCCGGATGGTGGGTCGCCTCACCGCTCGTCATCGAGGGCGAGTCGCGCGTCTACTAGACGTGGAACGTCTCCTGCGACAAGCGGCGCGCCGCCAACTCGCACCATCGTTCGTCGATCTCGACGCCAATACATCGGCGACCCAGTAGCCTCGACGCAACGAGCGTTGTACCTGACCCTGCGAATGGGTCGAGGACAAGATCGCCTGTCGCTGTGTGTAGACGGAGGAAGTGTGCGAGAAGCGCGACGGGCTTTGGTGTCGGGTGATCTTCGGCCGACGGGATGAGTTTCGGGATGTGCCTGATGATGTTCTCGATTGTACCCGTCTCGTCATACCACTTGCACGGTCCTCCTCGCTTCTGCGCTACGAGGACCGTCTCGTAGGATCTGCGATAGTGCCAGCCCAGTCCCATGGGACCCTTGTCCCAGACGACCATCTGCTTGAATTGTAATGGATCGTCCATCCACATGGACCACCTTGCGAATTGTGGGTCAGGACCGCCGCCGCCGCAGCAGCAGCAGCAGCAGCAGCAGCAGCAGCAGCCTGGCCGCAGCAGACGCGCTGACTCGGCGAACAGCCACAGAGCGAGTTCGTTTGCCTCTGGTCCATCGTTGGTGATTGGCCTTCCTTCTTGAGCAGGTCCGCGACCAAGTGCGGCTTCTATGTTCGCGATCAGATCCCCATCATTGTTGTTGTGGCCGTATGGTGGGTCGGTGAGAACGAGATCAACCGACGCGTCCTCCATGCTCGCGACGATCTCTCGGCAGTCACCATGGAAGAGCGTGACATCATCGGACTCATAGTACGGCTTCACGCTTTCGCGTCCGGCACATAGCCCGCTGCCCCGTACACGGGCACCCCGTCGCGGCTCACATTGAGGAGCCGGTACTGCTCCACGCCGACACGCACCGCGTGATCGTTGTAGACCTCGCGGATGAAGACCTCCGGGGGCTGCGCGCGAGAAGTGAAGATCTCAACGTACTCATCCGAGAGCGTCCCGCTAACGACGTAGACGCGCATCACCATCTCCTCGTCGGGGGCCTACTGGCCCCGTTGTTCTTCACCCGCGCGAGTAGCGCATCGGTGCGCGCTCGTTCCTTCGCCCGCCACCCGGGCGTGATGAGGTCTCGGATCCGACCCCACTCGCGGACAGGTCGCGCGATCCACTCCGTCATGTGCTGAGCGCAGAGTGGAATATCCTCCGTCCACTCGCGCGTTGCCGACGTCTCGCAGCCGCCCCACGAGCACGTCTGACCCGTTGCCGTCGTCCACTTCATACCTGCTCCTCTAGTGGATTGCCCATCGGATGGTGCTCCGGCGCCATCTGGACCACGATATCCGCGCCTGTTGCCTGGCCGTGCAACACATACAGCTTGGACGCCGATAGACTCACGATCAGTGCGTCGTCTTGGATGAGCCCTGCTTGGACCAGTGCGTCCTCCGTCGATCGCACGAGCTTGCTGAGATCGGGTCGCGTGCCGGGCTGCGGCCACTTCGGCTTCCTCTTGGGTCGCGCGAGGTAGAACAGCATCGTGACGCGTACGGGCGTGTCGAACGCGCGGGCCGATCCATCACTCAGCGCGTCGGCCGCAGCGTGGGCCACGGCCTCCCGCCACGGTCCGACCTTCTTCGACGACTCGATGAGGATCCCGCGCCCAACGTGGCGCTTGCTCCCCTGCGGTGCCGGCGTCCCGATCACCTGGAACGTGACGGATGGCGTATCGATCATAGCCCTCTCCCCTGTTGCCTCAGGAACTCCTCGACCTCACGGGCAGACCTCGGCGCAGGCGCCGTCCGGGCAGATCGTCCAGGGGCACGTATTGCCGACGGGGGACTTGCACCCGCCGAGAATGATCTCGTCGTGCCCGAGCCAGCAAGCCAGGGCCACGAGAGCGACGCCGAGCAGCTCGATCAGGGCAAGCTTCATGGTGATGCCTCTTCCTTTTCAAGTTCTTCGACTGCCGCAGCGCATAAGCCTTCAAGCTCGACCCACTCGCGCGCAGATAGCTTCCACCGTTTGATCGTTTTCCATTGTCCGCAACACTTGCTTGGCGTGACGCGCGTGCCGCTTCCATCTTTGTCGCTTACAGCAACACCATAGAACGATTGGTGAACAGGGCACTGGATGATTTCAAGATAGACGTCACCTTTCACCGCACTCCTCCTTGACCACCAGCGCGCCCCCGCAGTAGGGGCAGAACTCCATCTTGTTCTCTCTCGGGCCACCTGTCGTGAACTCAAAGCAGTTGCCGCACGTTGTGCCCCATACCCCATCGTCTGTGCTCCATGTGCACGTATCGTCGTGACGATGACCAAGAAGAGAAGCGGTTGGTTTGCGACGCGGCAGCGTTCCGACGTCGGGTTCGACTTCGCGCTTCGTCTGGTCGATCAATCCTAGTTCTCGCGCCTTGGTCACTAAGCCCGGTGGCGGAACAAAAAAGTAATCCAAGCACCACCGCCCGAACTTCGCGAGCGCCTTTTGCTTCTCCTCGGGGGTCATGGGGTCCTTCCGCATCGTAGACAGACCTGCGCATATCCTCCGTGGTCGTCGCGGAACACCATGCGTCTCGCGAGTCGGCCGCACCACATACACCGATGCTCGTCCTTCCATACTCTAAACTTGAACCGTTGGCGGGCAATCCATTGCCGGCCATCCTCTGGGAAGTATTTCGGTAAGAACCAGCACGCGAATGCGATATCGAGTCCAACTAGCACACCCACGAGGAAGTCACTGTTGATATCCCTCACACCGGCACCCTCCTCTCCTCGGGGGTCATAGGGTGGGATCTCCTCTGAGTAGCCGCCGACCGATGGCGGTGAGCCCACAGCGCAGCTGCGGCCCGTACTCGTATGGCTTCGTAGACGTGGCGATCTCGCCCGCTTCTTCCAATCGGTCAATCGCTACGTACAGAGCCCCATAACTGAGGTCCCTTCCGGTCGCGCGCTGGACCTCTTGGCGGATCTCGCGACCTGTCGGTGTACCACCCAAGTCACGGATGGCGCGAAGGACCGCCGTGCGGTCACGCCATCGCCAGCCGGTCCAGCGGACGAGCAAGGCTAGCCACCACTTCAATTTCAATCCGGCCTCCCTGTCCAACCGGGTATGCTCCTCGGGGGTCATGGGGTCATTACCGTCGGGTAGAAGTGAGGCTCGGCTTCGCGATCGACGCTGTAGCGAACGACTTCTTCGCCGTCCTCGACATCGAACAAGACGATCACGATCGGCCAGCGGTTCTCATAGCCGTCATGCTCTTTGAAGTAGTCGTGCGCCGCTTGGCACGCCCAGTCGTCATCATCGAACTCAACACCGCTCGTGCTCGTGAGGTGAAAGCGACACTCCATCCGTGGATCGTTGTCAGCCACGGCATACCATTTCTCGATACCGCTCACACCGGCACCCTCCCTGGCCGTTCGCCCTCGTAAGCGTCGAACCCGTTGCCATCGTCCTTGTATCCCGCGAAGCACTCGTAGTGCCAATGATTGCTTTGGAAGTAACCATCGAACCGCCCACTCTGATAGATGTACGCCTCTCCTTTAGCGATCGGTTGGCCACACCAAATGCATCGATGGTCCGTGCGTGCCGTCCGTGCTTGCGGGTCGCTCCACCAGCTCACACCGGCACCCTCCCTCGCGACCCTTCCCACGATCGCCACCGTTTCTTGGCGTGCTCAATGGACTGCTTGCGCCACCGCGGGGCGAAGGGGCGTTCGAGCATCTCGCCATCCTCCCACTGGTCGCCGCACTTGAGACATGTTGAATGCCAGCCGTACCACTCGGTGAAGAACGAGACCATGAAGGTCTTGCGTTCGCACGTTGGACACGAGAGGCGGTGCAGTGACCGCTCGGTTGGCTGAGGCGCGTGGATATGGAGTGTCATACGGGCGTCCTCCCTCTCGACCCACGCCTCAGGATCATCGCATCCATCGGCGGGACGGTGACGCACATCGTTCAGCACGTCACGCCTCCTCGCGTCCTCACAGGCGCTTCGAGCTTGCGTATCACCGCGTCCATCGGCGGCACTCCGTCCTGCGTCGTCCGCGTCGGGTTGACGACCACCAGCGCGCCCTCATAGCGCCGCGTGTACAGACCCTCGTCGCTGACCTCGTAGGTGTCGCCGTAAGGTCGCCCGAGACGAATGTCTGCCCACGGGATCGGCCAGATCTTACGCGGTGACGTGGGCTCGTCGTAGTTGCTCGCGATCGAGATGTAGCCTCGATCGAGGAGCACGGCGCTCGCGGTAGCGAAACGGTGGTTCCGTTCGGAAAAGTAGTGGTAGTGCCACTGGAGATCGAGCACCCCGAACCCGCAGCGGTTGTAGGCGTACTCATGCCCGCGCTTGCGGGTCATCATCCCGTGGAACTCGACAGCCCAGCCATCCGGTGTGAGCGGTCGATCGACGTAGCGATAGAACGCATCCTCTTGCTTGAGCCCGGCGAAGAACGTCGACGGCGGGGCCAGCTTGTCGCCTCCGCAGATCATCGGGAGCGCTGGCCGGTAGTTCACGTGCCACGAAAGAACGTTCGCCTTCCACGCAGCCTTGAAGGCGGCAAGGTCGCGGCCCATCGCCTCCCACGGAACGGGCGCGCGCGGAGGGCCGGGGTAGTAGAGATGCGGCGGGTAGAAATCAGCGTTATCGACCTCGAGGTTGAGCCCGTTGTAGTAGTCGGAGCCCCAATCGTCATCTAGGTTTCTCGTGAAGCGGCCAACGAACATGTCGACGTCAGGACTCGACCAGTCGACCCCGACAGGTTGACCAGCATATCCGACTCGGTTCCCGTTCTTATCCCTGAGGTCGCGCCCCGCTTGATGGATAGCATGAGAGAGACGATGCCGGAGGTCACCAGCTTGCCACATCTCATCGCGAACCACCGGCAACCCGTGAAGGTTCAACTGGTAGTAGACGTTCGGGCAGGTGCGCCTCCAGCGTCGAGCGCGATCGAGGAGCGCGCGACCGCTGACGAACCCGCATCCTTGCGCAATCGCGGCATCGGTCTCGGCGTCAGGGGCTCGACCGTCAGCCCAGATGGCGGTGCGGGTTTTCATTGTTCTTGATCCGGGCGGACGAATACAAAACCATTCTGATTGTAGCAAGTCAGCACAAGCTCGGGGTCACGCTTCCAAGGGGGCCTCTCCGTGATGTGAACTCGACGCTTCATGACTGGCTTGGCGTCCTTGAGCATCCAGCACTCTGACACGCCGATATCGTTCTTCCCGTTGTAGAAGTCTTCTCGGCATCCTTCGCACATGCGTAACTTCTCGACCTTCTTCATCACTCCTCCTTTGTGCCCGTGCCGTGGCATTTGATGCACGGCTCCGTGTGCCAAAAGCCTAACGTGTCACGTACACGCACGGACCCTTCGCCCTTGCACCTCTCGCACACCTCGGGCTCGTCGGGGGTCATCTCGTCCTCGCCGCCTGGAAGTGCATGCAGTCGGGGCGTTGCCATTTCCCTCCCCACTCCCAGCCTTCCTCGTCGAATGCCTGAATGATCTGGAGCGGCATCATCCCGTCGTTCTCGGCATACGGCTTGCCCAGCTCGTTGTTCACCGGGTCGAGATCCACGGCCGCACCCCACGCATGCGTCGAGAGCCGTAGCATCCCCCGCGCGCGCCGGTAGTTGTAGCACCCCCCGAAGTACTGCGCCGGCCGCATCACGTCGAGCGGCAACCGCGCGATCGCGGCGAACACCCGCGAGAGCGACTCGGCCACCTTGGCATGGCAGCGCACGCGCGTGATGTCCTGCGCCGGCGCCCAGGCGGCGACCATGCGGAACGGCGGGCGGATGTAGACGAGGTTGGCCTTCTCCCATGCGGCGGTCGGCTGCCCGTCGGGCCGTCGGTCGTGGCGGCAGTAGTAGGCGTCGAGCGCCGTACGTTCGTCGTTCGGCCAGTTCATTTCATTGACCCTCCCTTCATGGCGATCCCCCCAGTGCGCGGCGCCTCGGGCTCTTTCCGCGCACCAGGGAGTCGACATTCTAACGGGGCCACTCGCCGCCCCGGAAGGTCCCACATCGGAGTCTCCGACGCGCGGCGATCCAAGCGAGCGGCCCCTAACCTCACACCTCGCTCTCGAGCGTCCGCTGAATCGCGTAGAGCCGACGGCAGATCCGCACGGTCTCGACGGCGATGCCCTCGCGGTCGTACGGGAGCTCCAGGGTCGTGATCGACGTCGAGTTCCGCGGAATGCGCAGGATCGCCAGGTCGTCCACGCGATACTCCGTGTTCTCCTCCACGAGCATCGCGTAGGCCGCGGTCTGGACGAGGGCCTCGGCGTAGAGCCCTCCGGTCTTGACATCGCAGAGCACGACGCGCCCGGTCTGCGAGCGGTAGAGGAGATCGAGGCGACCCCCGTAGAGCATCGACGCCGAGGTGAATTCCTGCTCGCTGAGGAGCGCCTCCGCGACGTGCGCGGCGCGCCATTTCCGCCAGCGATCGACGATCGCCTCGACGCTCGCGCGCATGTCAGGCTCCACGGCATCGAGACATACCTCCTGGCCCTGGATGTCCGCCTCGATCATCGCGTGAGCGATCTTCCCCGCGTCCATCGCGCCCTGACGTGCCTCGTCGAGAGACTTGCCCGACGCGCCGACGCCCCACGCCCAGCGGATCAGATTCTCTTTGCTCCACGCCAGCTGCCCCGTGATCCCCGTCGTCACACCCGGCACCCTCTTGCCTCCGACGTAGTACTGATTATTGCCCGCCACGTTCCGCATCCTCCTCAGCCGCGATGGCCGCCTTGAATTCCTCTTCCGAGTGTCCATCGATCGCGAGATCCGACACGTCATCGACCGACGTCGGCGGCGTCATCGTCCCAGTGTCGTGGCCCTCGTCTTTGGCCGCCGCATACTGGAGGACGGACACGGGGAGCATCTTCGCCAACATCCGGATGGCCGTCTTCTGCTCCATCGCCCCGGGGTCGGTGGTCCACGGGGAATGGTCCTTGTTGCGCGCGTAGCTCACCGATCGCGCGCGATGCTCCGCGAGCTCCTCGAGGCCCATGACGCGGAACATCGGGAGCGAGGCGCCGACGAGATGACAGAGCGCGTACGCCCCGATCCTTGGCCCGCGAGACCCGCGGAGCGGTGCAGAGTGCCTCAGATGTGGCGACGAGCCCTCCTGGTACGCGAAATCGTCCGCCTCGTGGATCGATGCCGCGGTGATCCGCTGCACCTTCCCGCTCGCGTGCGCCAGCGCGATGTACCCTCGATATCCGATCTGCATCTGCGCGTGCCCCTTGTAGGGCACGAGGTACGCCTGCCCGAGGACGCCGTCGACGGAGAGCCCGAGTTGTGCGGCCTCGACGACGCCGACCACGATGCTCGCCGGGTCGCACGCGGCGAGCGTGCTGTTGCGCTTGGCGGTCGCGACAGCGATCATCGCGAGCCGGAGAGCCGCCGCGCGCTGTGCCTCGGGGCCTAGCATCGCGATGGCGGGGTGAACCCGAGCGATCGCCGCGATCGTCCGATCATCCGTCATCGCGACCTGGACGCTCTTCTTCGCGGTGGCTGCGCTCGCGGTCACCGCGTTGATCCTGTCCTGGGCCGTCATTTCGCCTCCCTCGGCGCGTCGCGGATCGCGATCAGCTCCTCGATCAGCTCGCCGAGGTGGCGACGGTCGACGTAGACCACCCCACCGGACGAACCGACGATATTGTGCGACTCGTCGAAGCTCGTGGACCAGGTCTCGATCCGGACGCAGTGATCGTGCCAGACGACCATGAGGGAGGTGAGGGAGGACAGATCGTGTAGGTTCGTGTTCATCGCGTACCTCCGGTGATTATCGCGGTGACGGCCTCGTGGAGTCGTCTCGCGGCGGCCCGAGACTCGGGGCTCGACGCCTCATCGATCAGGATCTCCGTGACGGTCGCTGCGGCGGCGGCGAGCAGACGATCGATCGCAGCCTCGCTCTCGCTCTCCCGTCGCTTGGCCTCGCGCACCGCGCGCGCCGCGTCGATGATCGTATTCCCCCCGCCATCGGCGGGGTGGTCGTTGTCAGTCCCCATCGTATCGACTCCTCAGGCCGTCGTAGCAGGCCTGGCAGATGGGCATCGAGGGACCGATCCCCGGCGCCTCGACCAGATCCTCGGGGCCGACGACCTCCTCGCAGCGCGGACAGCGGCGGCACGGGCACACCGCCCCGTCCTCGCCGCAGCGAGGGCACGGCTCGGTCTCGGAGGACACCTCGGGGTCACCGTCGATCGCGTCCCAGCGCGCGTAGTAGCGCACCGCGGCCTCGCCAGCGCGCTCGGCATCCCGGCGCTCGCCGGGGGTCGGGGGCCTACGCATGGTCCATGTGGACGCGCCACGCGCCGTGATCGTCCCTGCCCCAATACTCCGTCTCGCTGTCGGTGTCGGCGCTGTCGTCCGCGAGTGCCAGGAGCTCCTCCGCGATGGCCGCTGAGTACGGTAAGTGGACGATCCGATCGCTGCACTGACTCTCGGTGATCGCTTCCTGCGCGACCTCTCTCGGTTCCATTCGCTCCTCCGGGGCTGCGCGGCGGGCACCATGCCCGACCGCGATAGTTGTATTATCGGTGCAGGCCTCGGATTGCGCAAGGGAAATCGGTATCTGTAACATATTGACCGATAATAAGTTACGAAATGACGCGAAAAAAGTTGCGCGCGGGGTCGCGGAAATAGGGTAGATTCTGGGCCATGGGACGACGACCGATCGCTGGCAGCCGTGCGGAGATCATCACCCGGCGGATCCGCGGCGAGGACGCGGCGCGGATCCGCGCGCTGGCCCTCGAGCACCGCGTCGAGCTCGCCGTGGTCCTGGCGCGGCTCCTCGAACTCGACCGGCTAGTGCTCGCCGCCGCCGCCGCCGGGGACCGACGCGCCGCGCGCTGGCTCGAGCTCGCGGGCTTGACATCCACCGGGCCGCCGGTGGATGATGCCCCCGACGCGAAGCGGCGTCGCCAGGCGCTGCGTCTACCCCCTCGCGTGCCCGCCGTAGCGGCCGAAGTGGACTGCGTCGGGGGCCCGCTCGTCACGGCCCCCGACGACAATCAGGAGGGCACGGGGTGACCCAGAGCGCGCGGCGATGAGGCGACCACACTGGCTCCCGGCCGATCTACACCCTCGAGCGCGCACGCTCCTCCTCTATCTCATCCGCCACGCTCGCCAGCGCGTGCACCCGACCCAGGCCGCCATGGCCCGCGCCATCGGGCGATGCAAGCGGCACACGGCGGGCCGGTACCTCCGTCTCCTCGAGGCCGCCGGCCTGATCTACCGCGAGCGCACCTACCGCCGCGGCCCCGAGGGCGAGCACTACCGCTGGCGCGACCACATCCGCCTCCTCTGCCCCCCCCGACTACGACCCCTCGAACCACAAAAACGGCCAGCTCCGAATCCCATCCGTGGGGGGAATCTATCGGACAATGATCCGGATTCCGGATTGCGAGCACCGTGCCAACTCTCGGCCCCACCGGACCGGACCATTGTCCGATCAACCATCTCTCCACGGCCTCCGGAGCCGGATCCGGAGCCTGGACGCCCCGCACACCCACCGGCGCCGCGCCAGTCCTCCGCGCCGCGCCTCCGCGCTCGTCTGGCCCCCATCGCATCGCCCGTCCGATCGTTCTTCGACGCCGTGCTCGAGGCGCAGGAGGGCCGCGGGTACGCGCAGCCCCCGCCCGGACCCGGGCGCCGCAACGTCTCGCCAATGTGGACCGATCCACGCGTCCGTGCCCGCACGCCCGAGGAGATCAGCAAACTCCGGGGAATGGGCCAGGAATGCGTTCGCAAGCTCTATCTCTTCGCTGGCATAAGTGACGACAGCTACTACAGATACCCTTACATTGGCGCCTTCGAGAAGGCCGCCATACTCTACGGGTATCAGCCGATCATCGAGGCCATGGGAATCTGCCAAGACAGGAACGACAACATCCGATGCGGCCGCGCATCGCACCCACGGACGAAGTGGGCTCGGTTCTTCTGGGGCGTTTTGCGGAACTGCGTGCTACGATCGGGTCAACGCTGGGGCGCCGAGAGCCCGCAGGCGGGGACAGGGTAAGGAGTTAGGAATGGCGCTGTACTTGTGCGTCCCGCGTTCCTCCAGAAATCAGCAGATCGTCCAATGGGGCATGGCGCACCGGGTGTGGCAGGCCGATGTGACGTCGCTTTCGAGGCGAAGGGCTGCTGCCCCCCCCTGCCCCCCATTTTTACACTTGACGAATTGTTCCACGTGAAACAAGCTGTTCCAAGAAGCGTCATAGTAACGTTTCTGAAACGTTTCAAAAACAAGGAGGGTGGACGGCGATGCCCCTGTTTCTGACCTCTGGGTCACAGACGATCCCGCTCGATGGGACGTCCGACCCGTACACGATCGAGCCCGACGTCTCGGGGGCCACGATCTACGTGTTCACCGGCGCGACGACTGGCACCGCACAGGTCGAGGTCTCCCCCGACGGCGTGAACTACGTCCCGTGGAGTGCGCAGCTCACCGACGGAGCGACGGCCGCGATCGACCTCCCGAAGGCGTGTCGCTCCGTGCGCGTCACCGGAACGACGGTCGCGGGGACGTTCCGGGTCGAGGCCGTGCAGCCGTGAGCGTGCGCAACGCCTGGAACTCGAGCGCCGTGACGATCCCGGTGAGCGGGACATCCTCGGCGATCACGGTCGCCGAGGGCGTGACCGATGCGTGCGCCCTCGTGACCGTCGGCGTCAGCGCGCAGATCGAGATCTCGAGCGACCTCGCGAACTGGTACCCGTACGGCGCCTCGCTCACCGCCCACGTCGCTCTCCCGCTCCCACAGGTGACGCGCGGGGTCCGCGCTGTCGGGGGCATTACTTCCACGGGGTCGCTCCGGGTCGCAGGTCTCTACACGAGGTAGGCCCATGCTCGGTGGACAACGCTCGAGCTCGTTCCAGAGGCGCAACCGGAAGCGCCTCGAGGGACTGTACAAGCGACTGATCGCCGAGGAGCGCGCGGTCGAAGTCGGCGCGTCCACCGAGGACGCCGCCGAAGAGCGCGTGCGTCGTCTCGTCAGCACCGAGGAGGCGCTCGTTCGCGCGCAGATCGAACACGCCATCGCGAGTGGCGGGCGCGACATGAAGAATCTCCAGGACCGGCTCTACGGCCCCATCGATCGCCCGAGCGTGGAGGTCACCGCGCATGGCCCGATCCGATTCATCTCACCCGATTCACCGTCAGAGCCTCTGGCCGTGGCAGAGGAGGATGAGGCGCTTGACCGCGCTCTTTCCCGCGGCGCGCGTCTTCACCATCGTGACGGGTCGGCAGGTCGGGAAAACGGTGCTCGCAACGGAGATCATGGTTGATGGCGCAATCCGTGGTGGACCCGAGCTCGTTGGCGCGTACATCACGCCCACGTTCCCGCTGGGGACGAAGCCCTGGCGCGTGTCCCGCAGGTTCGTCGCGCAGAACGGTCTCGGGGTCGCGACGCAGACGGATCGCACGATCGCCTGGGCCAACGGGCACACGACGCAGTTTCGATCCGCGCACGAACCTGGCGACATCGTTGGGGAGTCGTGGTCGGATCTCGAGGTTGACGAAGCGGGTCGGCTGCTGCCCGAAGCGTGGGACTACATGGAGGCCATGACCGTGGCGCACGACGCACTCGAGTTCCGCCTCGGGACGCCGCGCGGGAAGGGATCACGGTTCTACTCGGATTATCTCCGCGGCCTCGACATCGACGGCAACTCGCCCGTGATCTCGGGCAAACCCGCGGTCGACGCGAGCGGGCGCTACATTTCCTTTCGCGCGCCATCCACGCTTTCCCCCCTCTGGACCGATGCGCGGCTCGAGGTCGCGCGGACCAGTATGCACCCACTCATGTTCCGCCAGGAGATCCTTGCCGAGTTCCTCGATGAGGCCGCTTCCCCCTTCGGCGACTGGCAGCGATGGTGCACGGGGCGTCGCGACGGTGCGCCACACCCGGACGGAGCCTACGTCCTTGGGGTCGACGTTGCGAAGCATCTCGATTTCACGCGCGTGCGGGCCTTCCGCTGCGACGGTGCGCGGTATCGGCTGGTCAATCACTGGTCTCCGCAAGGCGCGTGGCCCACGCAGATCAAGGCCATCGCACAGATCGCTCGTAGCTGGGGTGCGCTCGTGTGCATCGATGCAACGGGTATCGGGGACGTGGTGGTCGACGAGCTCCGTGCGCTCGGCGTCTCGGTCGAGCCCTATGTCTTCACGGCTGCCTCAAAGGCTGCCCTCATCGAGAACTACGCGCACCGACTCCAAGGTGGGCAGGTCGAGTTGCTCCCGCGCGAAGAGGACCCCATCGGCTGGCAGGAGCACGAGGACTTTCTCGCCGATCCGATCGTCACCCGTGGGCTTGTGAAATCCGATGTCGCGTTCCGCTACGGACACCCGGACGGAAAGCACGACGACACCGTGATCGCGAACGCGCTCGGTGTATGGGCCGCCGCGAACGGAGATTGGGCCAGCTCCGAGATCCCGGTGGTGTTCGCATGAGATGGCCCTTCGTGCGTCGACGAGAAAGCGCATCGGAGTTCGTCGTGGACAAGGCCTATGCCGATTATGTGGCGGAGCTCGCTCGGTTGGCCAGCATGCCGACCGACGCCGCGCAGACCGGGAAACCAGAGGCCGAGTACGGGCGCAACCCGTGGCTCTTCCGCTCGGTCAAGCTCTGCGCCGAGGCCATTGCTTCGCTCCCCGTGCAAACCGTCAACCGCGTCGGCGACGTCATCCCCATTCGCGAGATCGACGGGCTCCTCCAAGGACCCGCGCGCGGCGTGGACACGTACACGCATTTCCTCGCCGTCGCTTCCTGGCTCAAGCTCTGCGGCAAGGCCCTTGTCTACAAGGGGACGATGACGGGACAACGAGAGACCGAGCTCGCTCGCGGAGAGTCGATCGTCGAACTCGTCGTGATGAACCCGAACGAGTGGTCCCCTGTCGTCGACGAGAAGGGCGTGCTCCAGGCGTGGCAGTGCAAGGGTGAACGCACGCATCCATCGCGGATGATCCCGCTCCTTGAATGGTCACCGACCGATCCGTACGACGGCGTCGGCGCCGGCGATGCCGCAGCGATCGCTCTCAGCATGGACTACTGGGCGCAGGCGTGGAACGCCGAGGGATTTCGCAAGGGCGGCGCGCACAACCGACTCGTCTTCACCACCCCGAAAGCCATCCGCTCGAACGCGATCCTAAAGCAGTGGCGCCGCGGTCTCGACGCGCTCTATGCCGGCGTGAGGAACGCGCACCGCTCGATCATCGCGCACGACGGGATGGAGGTGAAGGAGCTCGGCGGAAGCGCGCGCGACATGGAGTTCGGGTTGATGCGCAATCGAGCGCGCGAGGACGTGATCGCCGCCGCGGGGGCGCTACCTGGCATGGTCGGCGTTCTCGAGCACTCGAACTACAGCAACATGGACGTCCAGGACCGGCTGTTCTGGAAAGTCAACGTCCGGCCCACGATGCGCCTCATCGAGTCCGCGTACACGCTGCACCTCGTGGCCATCTATGACCCTTCGGCATCGCTCCGGTTCGACGTCTCGTCGGTCGAGGCCCTTCAGCCAGACATCGGCAAGGCCCTCGAGAACGCGTCGAAAATGAAGGGCCACCTCACGGCGAACGAGATCCGCGCGTACCTCCGAGCGAGCGGCGTCCTCCAGATCGAGCGCGCGGATGTCCCTGGCGGCGATGTCCTCCTCGCGTCGTTCTCCGATGTTCCTCTCGAGGTCGTTGCCCAACCGGAGTCAGATCCACCGCCAGACACGGGAGACGATGTACCCGACCGATCGGCCGCCGAGTTCTTCGGGAAGGCCGAATACCTCGTCCCATCGGGCCTGTCGAAGCAGGTCAACGAGAGGAAGCGCGCACGCATGGCGCGTCGGTTCGCCGGCGAGATCCGAGGCGTGCTCGGTCGGACGGAGCGCCAGCTCGTGCGCGACCTCTCGCGTGGCGTCGACGTTGCCCTCGAGAACGCGCGGGAGCGAACGCACGAGGACGCCCTCGATACACTTCTAGCCACCCACCGCCGCGAGATCTCTGCGCGCGCCAACCAGCAGCTCGAGGAGTTGCGCTCACGCGAGCGTCTGACGGGAGAGGACCTGCGATCCGGTGTGATCGCCGAGTACCTCGAACAGCGGAGCATGACCTTCGCCGACTCCTGGACATCGACCGTCGTCGACCGCGTGGAGCGATCGCTCCGCAACGGCCAGGATGACGGCGAGGACACAGCGGGCCTCCGCTCGCGTGTGCGCTCCGTGATCGGATCCGAGCGGGTTCGCGCGCGGTGGGTGGCGCACACGGAAGCAACATCGACATTCGGGGCCGCCAACGACTTTGCCTACAACCTGAGCGGCGTCGTGAAGTCCAAGCAGTGGCTCTCCGCACAGGATGGCGCCGTGCGAGACAGCCATGCCGCAGCCGATGGTCAGATCGTTCCCGTCGACGACGCGTTCACGGTGGGCGGTGCCACGTTGCGGTGGCCGGGGGATCCGGCGGCGCCGATCGAAGAGACCATCAATTGCCGGTGCACGACCGCCCCGGCGGAAATCGGGGGCGAGTAGTGCTCACAAAGATCGCGACGTTCGAGAAGGGAACGTACAACGCGGCCGATCACACCATCGAGTGGGTGCTCTCCTCGGAGGCGGAAGACCGCGACGGGGAGATCCTCGAGGTGGATGGCTGGGTCGATCGCGGTCAGCACATTCCGCTCATGTGGGCACATCGCACGGGATTTGCGGACGTCACGGATGTTCTCGGTGACGTCCGCGAGCAATGGAACTCGGGCAAGAAGCGCGTCGGGAGGGTGCGGTTCTCGCAGGCGCATGACGTGTCGAAGACCGCCGAGGTCATGGTTGCCGAGGGCGTGCTGCGCAACGGATCCGTCGGGTTCCGCCCGTGGAAGTGGACGAACCAGGACGGCTCGAAAGCCGAGCGCAAAGAGGGAGATCCGTTACCCTATCCCCAGCGCGGGCGCCGTTACACCAAGCAGGAGATGGTCGAGTTCTCGATCGTGCCGGTGCCGGCGAACTTGGCCGCGCAGTCGAAGACGCCCTCGTTGGAACTCGACGAGGAAACCAAACGATGGCTGACCGATATCGTCAAGACGATCGTGCACGACGAGATGGAGGGGAAGCGCGTCTTGCAAAGCGCCGTCGCATTGTTCGCACAGTAGACAACCTTCCATCCAGAGAAAGGGTACGAAGATGCCTGAACCCGCAGCGGCGAGCCCGCCCCCGATGACGGGGGAGCAGGCCGTCAAGATGCTGATCGATGTCGCGGCCGAGGCCAAGAAGGCCGGCGAGGACAACGCGAAGCTGCAAGAGAAGTTCGATCGCGTGGAGGCCGACCTCAAGGCCGCGCAGCAGACGATCGCCGAGATCAACCGGCCGAAGACGCACGGATCGAGTGGCGACGGACTCCTCAAGGGCGTGTACATCGCGAAGGAGGATCAAGGGAACGCGGAGAAATGCCTGAAGGCGGCGATCGACCACCCGGCGGCCAAGGGCAGCGAGCTCGAGCAGTTCCAGACCGCGTCGGACGTGCTGCACATTCTCTCCGCCCTCGTGCGGAGCGGGAAGGCACCGGCGAACTTCGAGTCGGAGCTCCTTAAGTCGCCCATCGTGAGGATCTATAACGATGGCGTGCGAGAGATCTCGGGCAAGGACGCCGCGGTCGATACCACGGAGTTCGCGACCTGGTTGATCGCGCCGTTCGTATCCCAGGGGTTCCGGGACCGCGTGCGCGACGCGCAGCTCATCGCACCCATGTTCGAGCAGATCGAAATGGGTAGCTACTCGCACAAGGAGCCTGGGCTGCTTTCGGAGGGGAACGCCTACACGTGGCCCGAACCGACGGCGACCGAGCCGACGAAGATCACGGGCATCGTGGACGTGCCGTACACCGCACAGCTCGATGCGGTCCCCATGGGGTTCCGCACCGTGCTCTCCGTCATCAGCGTGGCCAACATGGGACCATCCCGTGCCGATGCGTTCTTGCAAAAGGCCGCGATCTTCATGGCCGGGCAGAAGGACCGCGTGATCCTCAACGGGGACACGACCGGTGGCATCAGCGGGACGTCCCACCGCGACACGGGCGACAGCATCCCAGCCCTCGATGCGCGGCACGTGCTCATGGGTCTGCGCTACTCGGCGATCGATGCGGGGTACCTGACGGACCCCGGAACGAGCCAGACCCTGACGCCGCAGATCCTCATCGACAGCCGCTCCGCCATGGGCAAGTACGGCGGCACGCAGGGGCGCGTGGGGACCTGCATGCACCTCGGCCCCTACTCACAGTATTTCAAGCTGCTCAAGGATGACAACATCCTGAAGTGGCTGAACTATGGACCCATGGCGACGATCCTCAAGGGCGAGTACCTCATCGTCGGTGGCGTCCCGTTCT